GTAGATGTTACATTAACAACCGGGGCAACAATCTGTATTTCCGTCCCTGCTTCAATCCTTGCAATTAAACCAGCCGATAATGTTGCATTACCAGAAGCTTCTACAAGTGTATTGCCGGTTGAGTTAATCGTAGTGTTGCCGGCAACTGTTATACTGAGACTAGAACCTGTTGCTGGTTGTGTAATATTTAGAGAATGACTCCCCCGGTCATAGGAAATAACAGTTCCGTCAAAATAAGTTATTTGGTGAACGAACTCATCAGTTGATGGTGGTGTATTTGTGGATAGATTTACCCCGGTCAAAACATAACCATTATCCAACTCCCCAGATGGACAGAATACCACAACTTGCTCACCTAACGACGGAGGGTTCCATGTTCTGTTCTTTCCGGAACGACATTCAATCCATGGAATTGGGTCTGTTAGTAAAACACCATTTATCCTAACCCGGCATTTATATTTAATGTAATCAATGCTTTCAACTATTCCGCTTCTAATTAAATTAGATACCCTACGCTCAAGTTCTGTTATTCTGAAATCGTTCATTTTGGATAAACCTTAATATATTTGTCTATGTTTTCTACCCCGGTGTAAGGTGTAAAACCAAACCATACTTCCGTTGGGATAAAATCCTCGCCGGTACTAAACATATCAGTACCGAGAAGTCCGTCTTGTTCCCAATCTACACGCACAGTCTCGTATTGTGGATTTTCTGCCTCGAAATTATCTGGCTCGATAAGTGTTACTTTTGCCGGCATTATTGAGTGACCAAATCTTTCTCCTGTAATCTTCCCGGCAAGCTCACAAGCCAATGCCCTTGTTTTTACGATAGCCATATCAGTAGTGAACGGAAGTACACAATAAGCACTAAACTTAAATGTTCCATCGAACTGCCCGGTTGCACTATCAGTATTTCCGGTTACGCTAACTAACTCAAAAAAGATAGCCGGTACTATTACCTTCGTTTGAACACGAGAGTAGTATTCAATGGTCGGAATTGCGTTTGTTGTAAACTTGCTACGAAGTGTATTTTTAATATCTTCATGCAAGGTTAATATATTTACAGGTGTAGTATTCATTATAGTCCTCTTGTTCTAAGTTCTGAGTTAATGTAAAATCCTAACTTATTCTCGAAGCTTTGAAGTAATACGCTATTAACATATTTTACTGCATCGAGTCCGGATTTTCTGATGTCCCAATATTCCTTCTTCAATGCTTGACGCATTTGACCTTCGTAAACTCCAGCCGGTGCCGTTCTCTTTAGACCTTTGCGAACAAATACATGACCGCCGAGTTTCTTGCTAATAAATCCACCGGGAATATTTGCCGGTCCAGCAGTAACACCTGTTGGGGTCTGCTTCGGGTTTAGATATTTAAGACTAACCGGGTTTAAGCCAAACCAAACACGAAGTCCCCTGTCTCGACTTGTGACGGTAACACGAGAAGCTTTCTTAATTGCAGTAGCCGGGACTTTCGTAAAGTTTGCAATCTTTTCTACTGCGTGTTGTCGTATCGCACCCTTGCCGGCATCTTTTACTGCTTTCCTTACCGCTTCTCTTACTGCCCGGTCATGCTCGTTTCCTCCTTCGAGTTTAGCAAGTTGTCTAATCGTAGTTCTAGTAAATCCAACGAAACTCCTTGCTGAACCGGTGGCACCCGGTGATAATGAACCTAATTTAATTGGCATTATTCGTGGGAAAGTAAAACAACAGATGTTCCTGTTCCGTCCGGTTGTATTTGGATTATTTTATATTCCTTACTTTTGATAATTACAGAACTTCCTCTTTGGATTTTGCTAATCTTGTAAGAGTCGCAAGTAAATCTTGGTTGTGTAGTGTCGAGAACCACATCACCAACGGAAGTATCATAGAAACCATTATCGAAATAACCCTGCACATACCAACTTGAGTTGCCGGTTACAAACTCAGCCAATACAGAGTCAAGACCGTCAAAGAATATTGACATATCTTCGTTCATTTTTCGTTCTTCTTTAATGATTGTGTGACCGGGGTACTATCAGATACCGCAAATGCTCTACCGAGTTTAATAAGTTCTATTGCTACCATTTTAGAGTCAACTTCGAATACCGTTCCCTCCTGCACCATTTTTCCATAAACAGAAAATGATTTTGTGGCTTTAAGCTTCATATAAATGTTGTAAACAAAAAGGGGCAACTCTGTCAATCAGAATTGCCCCTATTATTTTATTCAGTTAGGATTAGTCGATTGAACCGTAAGTGAACGCACCGGCATGACGGACTGCGAAGTCAACATCTTGCATTGCGACAATACGGATACGACCTTTATCGCTATGCGAATATGGGTCAACCATGATTTCCAAACCACCCCAAGCACCAATGATGGCTTGCTTGAAGTCACCGAAGAAGATGTCACCAGCGTTAATCTGGTTGGTTACTTCTGTGCGGTATCCGTTCACTGTGTTACCGGGTTCAAACAATGTAGCGTCGGAACCGGAGGTAGCGAACTTCTTGGTTGATTTGAGGTAACCACGCATTGCGGAGTTGAACACATAGGCACCATTTTCTGGCATAATATTTAATGCTTCGATTTCGGTTTCCATGCGTACTAATTCAGCAAGGGTTGGTTTGTTAGTATCAGCCCAATAGAATGAGTTGATGCCGGTTTGGTGCTTGATGCCTTTTGGACTTGCACTGTTTCCGTCTCCGTAGAAGAAGGCAGTATCGATTGTGCGTCCTAATCCGAGTGCTAAATCTTGGCGTACCAAAGACTCAACATCTACGCTTGATTGCATAAGCATCTTACGAGTGATTTCAGATTTAGAAGCAACGGTCTTACCACGAAGTTCGATTAAACCGAACTCAACATCTTCCAAGTTAGCGGAAGCATCTTCACCTATCCAATAACCGGTAGTACCGGAAGTTTGTTTAGGGATATCGATGTTACCAACTAAACCGGATAGGGTGCTACCAAGTTGAAGTGCTACGGTGCGATTGCGAAGTAATTCGATGAAAGAACTTGCAAGGAGGTTAGTAGCAACAGTCTGAGTACCGCCGGTATAACCGGAAGCACTTGTGATTCCGATAATGTCGCCACGCACTTGTGGTGCGAGAAGAACATCAACCGGGATAACAGTACCACGAGCAGAACGGTGAAGTCGGTCACTTGCGACTTGGCAAGCTTCTAACTCGAAGGATGCTTCTTCACGTGCTTTATGGTCTTGGGGTGCGGATAATGCACGAAGAAGTTTAACCATCGAGAAGTTGCGAGCTTCTTTTTCGGTTAAGCCGATTGGCTTCGTAGCATCAACTACTTTTTGGTTACGCTTATTCACAACTTCGAGTAAAGCGGAACGGAACTCCTCAACGGATTTTCCATTACCGACAAACTCTTGTGCGAGTTCAGCCGAGTTGTATTCTTTCCCTGCGGAAAGAATTGTTGAGACACGACTACGCTCTGTGGCGAGTGCATCTGGTTTTTGGGTTTCTGACATAATAGTTATTTTATTAGAGTTTTTATTTTGATTTTCTTTTCGGTCATTTTCATTAGTCGCAAGATTGCGACCAACCCCCACCGAGAAGTCTGCCGGGACACTAACCAAACTAACTTCAAAAGGTGTCCACCGGGTAGCAGTATAGATATCTGCCCCGTCGTTCCTCTTTCCGCTATGTTTGATTTCATTGATTTGGTAACCGACGCTGACGTTGCGAAGAATTCCGTCCTTCACGTCTTCCCATATTTGATTTGCGAATTCTGACTTGCCGAAGCGGACTACCGCTCGACCTTTCTTATCTTCGCTAATCTGGGCTTTCTCGACAACTCCGACAACCGAATCATGATTGTGGTTAAAAAGTACATTCGCACCGGCATTCATGCGTGATAAATCTACCGAACCGGAATCGTGAGATAATACTTCAACGAAACCGGGAAATCTTTCATATTCTACTTCCGAAGAAAAAGAAAGTTCAGCACTACGGTTCTCTTGACTGATATTTACAAGAGTCATTTCTCGTGTGTGATTTTTTCCTACCAATGAACGGATTGCCTCTGTATTATCAACAGGGGTAATTTCCGTTTCTTTATTTGCTTCTTCCATGTTCGTAAATTTTACTGTACGGAGTTAGTATTTTCTTTTGTGGTAATTGCAGAAGCTTGCGGAGAGCCGGGAGGTGGTGCCGGGGTAATTCCTAATTTATCCATAAGTGCATTTTCTCTTTGGATTTCTGCAAATACATCTTCCGGGTCTGCACCGCTATCACGAATAACTTCTGACCGGCTCTTGAGATTATTTATAATCGCCATTTGGTTTGCCGTCATTTCAGAACTTGGGTCAACCCATGACCATCTGCGACCTTGGAAAGTTACCGCCATATATTTAGATTTTCTTTCCATCTTTAATGGCTTCCCGGCAACTGTTATCTTTCCGGAAAGCAATGCAACTTCCAACCATTTGTTGTAAATCTTTTGAGAGAAAGCATTAGAGAACCAAACTTGAAGTCCTTTGTAAAACTCTCTTTCCTCTAATGTTCCTTGACGGATACTTGAAAAATTAACATTCGATAAATCGCTTGCTAAATTATTGTAACTAATTCCAAGACCGGAGGAAATTGATTTAAGAATTGATTGTGTAAACTGACCAATGAATGGGTCTGGGAATTGAGGATTAAAAGAAACGAACTCTTTAGTTCCAATATTCTCAAATGTTCCCGGCTCTGCATCTACCGGTAGATTTTCTTGGTCGTCTGGGTTTGCCTCCGGGTCTCTAAAGAAACCCATCTTACTTGCACCAACTCTTGCATTTACTAATGCACTATCTTCAAATGCTGACAACATTCTCAAACGACCAAGTGCGGTACGCATCCAAGGTAAACCACGCTTCTGTCCAATGATTTCTGGAACGAAAGCGTGAATAATATTCTGGGCATCTACCCGGTTGCGTTTTGTTCTACTCGTGTATCCTAAATAAGCTTGTTGTGTTTCGTCATACTCGTTAAACCAATAAGCGACTGCCCTTCCGTTAGCGTCAAATTCAATTCCATGTCTTACGTTATTACCATTATTTAATTTTTCAAAATGTGTTGTATCTAAAAGCACCGGGTCAATTAGTTGAATTGAAAAGCCGTAAAATCCAAACTCTGGACCGTATTTGATAAGTGCAATTATTTCACCATCACGAACCAGCGTAGTAGATGCAAGTCTCTCCATGTCTATTCTGGTCATTCGCCCGGTGACATCAAAGTTTTCAGCTTCCGATTGGATTGCGTATGCTTGCTCTATGGCTTGCGATGCGAGCATATCTGGGTTTCCGTTAGGGTCTTTAATCTGTGCGTTTAGAACAAATCCATTTGGTCCAACCACATTGTCCCTAATCATTAGTGAGAACTTTCTTGCGTGGTCATTGTTATCAACCTGTTCTCTTGACCGGGCAACGAGAGTTTTCCATTTCTGGTAAATCATACTATCAACCGTAGTTGGAGTATTCGTCCAAGTTGACTCCAACCGGGTAGTTCCAGAACCGGTTAATAACGAGCGAACAGAGGTAGGGATAAATGGGGTAGTTTTACCACCCCTCCGGTTACTCTTAAAAAAATCGAATAGTCCCATGGTTAAGTTCTAAATTCAATTCGGGGTCCTAGTCCAGACATTCCTTTTGACGAGCGAACCTCCCGGCTTAATTGATTTTTATAGTAGTTCAAGAGTTGTAATAATTCAGGAATAGAGTATCTCTCCAAGCTTCTATTGTTTATTTGATAACTTTTTACACCGGCTGATGCGTTTCCTTTTAGCATCTTTTCAATCATTTCAACCATAATTCGAGCATCGGACTTATCTCTCTCCGCATCGTAGGCGGTAGAAGGTGCGGACGCTAAAGACTCTTTCAACTCAAAAGTGTCCCGGGTAATGTGTTTCTTTTCATTACCGGTAATCATGAAAGCTTCCCATGAATATAAACCGGTAGGCATATTTGAAGTGTCATGAATAAATTTGAACACCCCTCCTTCGAGGATTGCGTTTGAAATAATTTTAGTCGCACCGGCAACTATTACTTCAACGGAGTCAGCGGTTACGCTGAATTCTAATTTAAGAGTTTCCCCTTTTATAAGTTTCGCCATGAGTTTACAAATCCACCTATCCGTCTTTGTGGACGGACTGGCTTTTGGTTTTTATTTTGCACTAATACCGGTTTATTTTCTTTTGTGGTTATTTCAGTACTATCTGACTTTTCATCTGATTGTGTAGAATGGTTTGCTTCTATAAATTGTTTGCTTTGTTTTAATCTGTATGCAACTTTGTCCATTTGGGGAGAGATTAAAACAAATGCCCCAAATGCGTACACCCGGCAGTCGAGAGCCTCGTTCCTTCTTTTATCTTCTTTGTGCCACTCTCTCTTTGGAAAACCTTTGACGAACTTAGTTCTCATAGTCTCCGATGTTAATTGTCTAAAGTAATCAGCATCTCTATCGTGAGGGAAGTGACAGTAACCGGCACCGGGTTCATTTATCTTTAATCTTCTCATGATTACTGATTT